CGTGCGAGGCGGCCTTTGAGGCGGTGCGCGTGCCCAGCAACGGAGGCCAATGATGGATCAGTTTGATCGGGCGACGCAGCTTGAGGAACAAGCGCGGGAAATCGCACTGGCGCAAGTGCTGGCGCGTACCCAGGGCGCGGGCGCATCGGCCTTGCACTGCATCGATTGCGGCGTGGATATCCCCCAGGCACGGCGGCGGGCGGTGCCGGGTTGCCAGCGTTGCGTGGATTGCCAGGAGATGGAGGAAAGCATGAGGGTGCCCAGGATGGGGATGCGAGCATGACGATTGAACTGTGGCAGTTGATTTCGCTGGCGCTCACATTCCTGGGTGTGCTGGTGACACTGGGCAAGATTCTGTTGTCCCAAATCGACAAGCGCCTGGAGCAGCGATTTGTTGCGGTCGAACGCGACATGCAGCGCGGGCGCGACGTGGAGAGAAACTTTGAGCGTGAGTTGCTGCAACTGAAGGCGGATCTGCCGCTGCACTATGTACGCCGCGAAGATTACGTCAGAAACCAGACGGTGATTGAGGCCAAGTTGGACGCGCTGGCGCTGCGGTTCGAGAATTTTCATCTGCAACACAGCCCGCCGCGGCAGGAAAGGAAAACCCCATGACGGCAATCGACATGCACAAGGTGCGGCGTGAGACGCTGCGTTGGTATTTGTTGCTGGCGTTAAACAACGCGCGACCCGAGGAACTGGCAGAGGAGATTGTCCAAAGCACGATGCGCTCGATTTACCCGGATGCGTCTGCGGTCGAAGTGCGGCGCGAACTGGATTATTTGCAAGGGCGCGATTTGATCCGCTTGCGCAAGGAGCCGTCTGGTCGCTGGTGGGGCAAGCTCACGCGCGTGGGCGCGGACATAGCCGAGTACACGATTGCGTGCGAGCCGGGCATTGCGCGGCCTGAAAAGTATTGGACGTGATATGGCGCGGCGCAGCAGCATAGCCAGACTTCCCGAGGACGTGCGTCAGTGGTTGGATCGGGCGCTGGCCGAGCGCAATTTCAGCGGCTATGCGCAGCTGGAGGGTTTGCTGCGCGAGCGCGGGTTTGAATTATCAAAGTCCGCGATACACCGGCACGGCCAAAAGGTAGAGCGGCGGATGGCGGCGATCCGGGCGAGCACCGAAGCGGCCAAGCTGATCACCGAGGCGGCACAGGATGATCAAGATGCCAGGAGCGAGGCGCTGCACGCACTGGTGCAGACGGAATTGTTTGACACGATTCTGAATTTGCAGGAAGCGGGCGATGCAGACCTTGATCCTACAGAGCGGGTCAAGCTGCTGTCGGCTGCGGCCAAGAACATCGCCACGTTGACGCGCGCCAGTGTGAATCTGAAACGGTTTCAGACGGAAGTGCGGGCGAGATTGGAAGCGGCGACAGTGGATGTGGAGAAGATTGCGCGGCAAGGCGGGATGTCGGATGCGTCGGTGCGCGAGATGCTCAAGGTGTTGGGGACGGTGGCGTGAAGGCGGCACAAGCCACCCCATCCAAGCCCGCAGCCACGGTTGCGCTCTTGCCCTATCAGCAGCGTTGGGTGGCGGACAAATCGCCGTTGAAGGTCGTGGAGAAGTCTCGCCGCACGGGGCTGACGTGGGCCGAGGCGGCGGACAACGTTCTGACGGCGGCAAGTGCTGCCAGCGTGGGCGGTCAGAACGTGTATTACATCGCCTACAACCAGGACATGACGATTGAGTACATTCAGGCGTGCGCGATGTGGGCCAAGGTGTTCAATCGTGCGGCGATGGAGTTGCAGGAAGCGTTTTGGGAGGGCGAGGACGAGGCTGATCGCCACATCAAGACGTACACGATTCGGTTTCCGAATTCGGGGTTTCGGATCGTGGCGTTATCCAGCCGTCCGTCGAACCTGCGTGGGCGGCAAGGGTTGATCGTCATCGACGAGGCGGCGTTTCACGACCAGCTGGGCGAGCTGCTCAAGGCGGCGCTGGCGATGCTGATTTGGGGTGGTCGTGTGCACGTCATTTCGACGCACAACGGGGTCGATAACCCGTTCAATGAGCTGGTCACGGACATCCGCGCTGGGCGTCGCAAGGGTGTGGTGCATCGCGTCACGTTTGCAGATGCGTTGGCCGATGGCCTGTACCAGAGGGTTTGCGTGCGCCAGCAAAAGCCGTGGTCAGTGGCGGCGCAGAAAGCATGGGCGGCGGATGTATACGCCTTTTATGGCGAAGGTGCCGCCGAGGAACTGGACTGTATCCCTGCCAATTCGGGCGGCGCGTGGCTGTCGCGTGCGTTGATTGAATCGCGCATGTCGGCAAACACCCCGGTGCTGCGTTGGGCGTGCAAAGATGGGTTTGAGTTGCTGGCCGATCAAATCCGCGCCGCCGAATGCCGAGATTGGTTGGAGGCTACGGTCGCGCCGGTGCTTTCTTCTCTGCCCAAAGCGGGCGTGTCGTTTCACGGTGAAGACTTCGGGCGCAGTGGCGATTTGAGCGTGCATGTGCCGCTGATCCAGACCCAAAATTTGACGCGCAAGGTGCCCTTTATCCTGGAACTGCGCAATGTCCCTTTCCGCCAGCAGGAGCAAATCACGTTTTATTTGCTGGATCGTCTGCCGCGTTTGCTCGGTGCGGCGTTTGATGCCAGAGGCAACGGCCAGTATCTGGCCGAGGTGGCGATGCAGCGATACGGGCCGACGCGCATTCAGCAAGTCATGCTCTCCGAGGGCTGGTATCGGGAACACCTGCCGCCGATGAAGGCGGCATTGGAAGACGGGACATTGGAGAACTTGCCGCGCGACGCGGACGTGCTGGCCGATTTGCGAGCCTTGCAGGTGATCAAGGGCGTGCCGCGGCTGCCTGACGTACGCGCCAAGGGGCAAGACGCGGGCAAGCGTCACGGCGATGCGGCGATTGCGCTGGCGTTGGCGTTTTACGCGAGCCGCGAATTGAACAAGGGGCCGGTGCGGGTGCATACCAGGGGAACCCGGGCCAGCGCTGGGTTGTTGAAGGGGTATTGAGGGTATGAGCACAGTCAGGGAAAAGAACGGTATCTGGGTCTCGCCCAATCGTTTTGTGGCGTTTTCGGAAAAACCCCAAAAAACGGCGATTGCTACGCGTGCACGGGTTGCTGGCGCAATGGCGAACGGCATGGGCCAATGGTTGCCGAATCCGGATCCGGTGCTGCGCAAGATGGGCCAGAGCATTCAGGTCTATCGCGATCTGCGGGCGGACGCGCACGTGGGCGGTTGTGTGCGACGACGCAAGGCGGCGGTGCTGGCGCTGGAATACGGGATAGAGCAGAAAAATGCTGACGCGCGCGTGGTCGAGTTTGTCGAACAGATGCTCTCGGGCTGGAAGATTGACCGGATCATCTCGGAGATTCTGGATGCAACGCTCTATGGGTATCAGCCGTTGGAGGTGACGTGGGCAGTAGAGGACGGCCATCACGTGATTTTGGATGTTCAGGGCAAGCCTGCGGAATGGTTTGGGTTTGATGAAGAGAACCGGCTGCGCTTTCGGGACAAGGATGCGGGGCCAGAAGGCCTTATCGTGGCCGACGAGAAGGTGCTGGTGGCGCGTCAAGATGCGAGCTACGACAACCCCTACGGCGTGGCTGATTTATCCCGCTGCTACTGGCCGACGATATTCAAGCGCGGCGGGATGGAGTTTTGGCTCAAGTTCACCGAGAAGTACGGCAGTCCGTTTTTGATTGGCAAACATCCGCGCGCAACGCCCCAGGACGAGGCGGATTTGCTGGCGTTTGCGCTGGAGGCCATGCAGTCCACGGCGGTGGCGGTGATCCCGGACGATGCGAGCGTTGAGATATTGGAGGCGGGCGGCAAGGGTGCGTCTGCCGAGGTGTTCGACAAGCTGCTGCGCTGGTGTCGCTCGGAAGTCTCGATTGCGCTCTTGGGGCAGGATCAGACCACCGAGGCCGATACGACCAATGCCAGCGCGCAAGCCGGATTGCTTGTGGCCGAAGACATCCGCGATGCGGACAAGCGCCTGGTCGAATCGGTCATCAATGAGGCCATTGCGTGGGTGGTGGGACGCAACTTTGAAGAGGATGCACCACGGTTTTCTATGTGGGAGCCGCAGGATCTGGGCAAGGTGCGTGCGGAGCGCGACGCGATCCTGGCTGCGATGCCGGGCGGGCCGGTGTTTACCGACGAATATTTGATGCGTGAATTTGGGTTTGAGAAGGGGGATTTGGGCGAGCGCTCGCAGCCTGGGTCTGGATTCAACCCGGGCGGATTCCCTGCGTTTGCGGAACAGCATGCAGCGCCTGCGCCCGACCAGGCCGCGCTCGACGATGCGATAGACGCGCTGGCTCCTGAAGCCTTGCAGGGGCAAATGGAAACGCTGTTGCAGCCCGCGATACGGGCGGTGCGCCAAGCGAAGTCCGAATCCGAGGTGCTGGGGTTGCTTGCCGAGGCGTACCCCGAGATGCCCGAGGATGATTTGGTTGCCACCATGCAGCGTCTGTTCTTTGCGGCGGACGTGTGGGGCAGGTTGTCGAACCAGGCCAATCAGGTATGAGTGCACCAAAGCCCACGCGGGCCGACCTTCAGGCCATGATGGGGATGGAACCGAAGCGGGCCATCGAATACCTGCGGCGCAAGGGTTTTAGTATCACCTGGAACTGGCACGAGATGGAGGCGGCGGCGCATGCGCGCGCGTTTACGGTTGCCAAGGCGACGAGCCTGGACATCCTGCAAGACCTCAAAAACGGCATGAAGGGTCGTTCCCTGCGTGAATACCAGCGCGAGCTTGAACCCATCTTGCGTGCCAAGGGCTGGTGGGGCAAAAAGGAAGTGCTGGATGCTGACACGGGAGAGATCACCAAGGTGCAGCTGGGCAGTGTGCGCCGCCTTCAGACCATCTATCAAACCAACATGCAATCGGCGTATATGGCCGGGCGGTATGTGGATGCGGTTGATGCGCAGGACTCGCACCCGTATGCCATGTACATTGCGGTGCAGGATGCGTCTACGCGGCCCAGCCACGCGGCGCTGCACGGGAGAGTATTTCGGCTCGATGATCCGGTGTGGCAACACATCTGCCCGCCCAATGGCTACGGTTGTCGGTGCCGCTTTGTGACCTTGACCGAAGCCGAGGTCAAGCGGCGCGGATTGGTGGTGGAGTCCAGCAGCGGAAAGTTGGGGACGGTGCAGGTCGCCAGCCACCGCGACCCGGATACGGGGCAGACGGTGATGCGCGACGTGACCACGGTGCGGTTGGCGGCGCGGCACGGCGAGCGTGCGGCGTTTCGGCCTGATGTTGGATTTGACGGTGGGCCAATGGCCAGCCACGTCATGGACGATGTGCTGTACGCCAAGGCACAGCGGGCGCTGGGTGGCAAGAACGAGACGCAGGCGTTAAATGCCGTGCGCGACGTATTGCTATCGGGCGTGCGGATGAAGGCGTGGACGGCGTTTATTGATCGCGTGCTTGCGCCTGATGCCAAGGTTGCGGGCCAGAGCATGAGCATCGGTGTGATGGGGGCAAAGGAACTGGCGT